ATGGAAAAAGTAATATTTCATATAGACGTTAACTCAGCGTTTCTAAGCTGGGAAGCGGTCTATCGCCTAAAACATTTAGGAAGTACAAAAGATTTAAGGAAAATGATTTCTGCTGTTGGCGGTGATATGGCTATGCGCCATGGGATTATATTAGCAAAATCAGTTCCTGCAAAGAAGTACGGAATTCAAACTGGTGAAAGCATTATGGAGGCAAAACAGAAATGTCCGGCACTTATTCTGGTTCCTCCTAATTATAATTTATATGAACGTTCCTCTGCTGCATTTATGCAAATTCTTAGGGACTACTCTCCCGACGTGGAGCAATACAGTATCGATGAAGCCTTTATGGATATGACCGGTACCGAAAGTCTTTTCGGACCACCAGTTATTGTAGCCAATATGATAAAGGATCGGATTTACAGAGAACTGGGTTTTACCGTAAATATCGGCGTTTCCTCCAATAAACTTCTTGCCAAGATGGCGGGAGATTTAAAGAAGCCTAATCTGGTACACACCTTATTTCCCAATGAGATAAAAGAAAAAATGTGGCCTTTGCCAGTATCAGAATTGTTTTTTGTTGGCCGGGCAACCACAAGAAAATTATTCGGACTTGGGATACGCTACATTGGTGAATTAGCAAATGCAGACCCCCTTATGCTTAAATCACATTTTAAAAAGCATGGTGAAGTCATTTGGGCATTCGCTAACGGTTTAGATATGTCCGTAGTGCAGTCCTCTCCTCCTCCTAACAAAGGATATGGCAATAGTACTACAATTCCATTTGATGTAACAGATTCCAGCACCGCTAAATTGGTCCTTTTAGCCCTTGCAGAGACTGTGGCTGCACGTTTACGTAAACATGAAGTAAAAGCTGAAGTTATTGCCGTGGGAATAAAAGATTATAATTTTTCATATGCTTCCCATCAAAAAGTCCTTACTGCTGCCACGAATATAACCATGGAAATTCATAAGACCGCCTGTATTCTATTTGATGAACTTTGGAATGGTTCTCCCATAAGACATTTGGGTATCCATACAAGCCGTATAAAGGACTTTGATTTTAACAGGCAAATTAATATGTTTGATACAGAGGATTATGAAAAACTGGAATCTGCAGACCAAATGATTGATACCATTAGAAATAGGTATGGAATCGACTCCGTTAAAAGAGCCGTATTTTTGAACAATCCCATAGACCATATGTCCGGCGGCATTTCCCGGGAAAAGAGAACTGTAGACTATAGTAAATTAAAAATAGATAATTGATGAAAGGAGTATTGTCATGTCTGCTTTTGGAATCGGTACAAATACCCAAAGCACTAATGATGGAGAAATTCACGGTACTCAGATGGAAATAGCCTGTGCTTGCTGGTTTACAAGCCAGAGAAAACCTACTCCCTACCTAATAAAATTTATAGATGAAAATGGAGAGATACAGACCGTAAGAGAAATTAAGGTGATTTATATGGAGCCAAAGAATTATTCAGGGATTCCTTCGTTGGAATATACCTGTGAAATAGTAATCAATGAAATCCGCCATAATATTAAATTAATTTTTTTCATGCAAGAGTGCAGATGGATAATGACTTTTCTATAATGTGCCCGGAGGAACAACCTCCGGGATTATTTTATATCTTTTTAAGGGTATTAATAGTGCCCTGGCCTACTGCGTATCCGGTGGCCCTGCTCCAATCCCAGCCTTTTGTTTCTGCAAAAATTAAAGCTGCTATACGTGTCTTAGGTCCGTATTTTCCATCTACAGGTATTGTATAATTAGGATTAGCCTTATTAAGATGCTCTTGTAACCATTTGATAGCCTTGGTATCGGACATCTGATTGATAGGAGCGGCAGGGACATATTGATCCTTTTCCGGAACGTATTTTATGCCTGTATATTCACATAAACCCTTGGCAATTTCTATGGCACTTTCTTTCCAGTAAGCTTCATTAGCCATTAATTCTACAGCCTCTCGCTTATTTGTCATAAAGGCAAGTTCAATTATAATGGCACCTTTTACATCCATGTTATTGCAGTTGCACATTGCAAGACTGGCAGGAGATACCCCTCTATTCTTTTGGTAACTGCCTTGTAACAAATGCTTTAACACGATATCAGCTATCTTTTTAGATTGACCTACATACTTACTATGTATGTAGATTCCGATCCCCTCGGCACTGTTAAAGCTGTTTCCATCACCAAATGCATTGAAATGGATTGATATACTATAATCACAATCAGCTTTTGCTATGGCTGTTTGTCTAGCTGATAATCCAGTATCTTCATCATCATAAGGGTTGTCATCATCCCATCCGGTACGCATTGTATCAAATCCACAACGGAGTAATTCTTTTTCAAGGTAATAGGCTACTCCCACACTCGCTATGTGTTCTCTAAACTGTTCACCCTTCTTAATGGTTATTTTATCATTAACCTTTATGGTTTCCGGTATTGGAGGTGTTCTCTTGCCTGCAGTATTGGCTCCGTGACCTGCGTCAATGTTTATTCTCACATTATTCACCTTCATTCTTTTTCTTCTCGCTTTGGGTACCAAAGTAAAAAGCTATAATTGTAGTGAAAATCATTAGGAATTGCTCATTGGTAACATCTCCTCTAACTGACAAAAATGCAAATATGCCAGTTAGAATTATAGTTACGATGGATTTTACATTAATAAGTTTCGCTACTTTTTCTATCATAATATTCACCCTTTCATAAGGATTGTATGTACCAAATAATAAATCCTACGAGAGTTGTTATTAATAATCCCATAGACCACTTTATTGTTGATATGAGGCTTTTAATTTGTTCACATAGGTTGCTTATTTGGACTTCTGATCTGGATTGGTATTGCTCTAATTTATCAAGTCGATCTCCATGGTTATTTAATCTTTTTTCGTGGGTTTCCAGTTGTTTTGCGACATATTCTTCATTCATGGACTATGTGTATCATCCTTTCGTTGGCATTAAAAAAAGAGCCTTAGGGCTCATAAGTTTCTCCGGTGATTTCTTTGTACTGTTTATCTGTAATAACACCTTTAATTACTGCGGTTTTTACCATTTGTTTGTTCCAAAGTTTTCTTTCGTAATTTTTTTTAATTATTTCAAAAGTCATATTGTAGACCCCCTTTACATTGATAATAAGTTTTGATATTCTAAGGCAGCTGCAATCCTGTCTTCCGCAGTTGGCTTAGGGACAGGTAAAGGTTCATTCATTTTGTATTCAATTTCTTTTAAAATATCTTCATCTTCTTTACCTGCCACATCTATATGATATTCATCAATATAGTTTGAAAGTATTCCGTATCCTTTAAAAACTGTATGCGTTGCGTCTGTCATAATTACGCATTTTAAATCAGGATTTGCAATAGCTGGATAATTTACCTGTATTAAATCAGGAGTAGCTACTACTAAGTTTTGAAACACATAAGTTTTAGTTGGGTCATAAAATTCTAAATATATCATTTTTGTTCCTCCTTTAATTTGCATATACTTCTAAAAGTCTACCTCTACCAAAAACAGCATAATCACGAAATTTACCCCCAGTTGGGTTATTGCTATTATAAGATAGAGCAGTTCTTTCTATGACAACTCCATAATCATCTATTGTAACTACTGCGTCTGTTTTTGAATAATTATATGTACGCCCACCAATCCATATTACCCCCTCCCCATCAACATGTTTAGACGAGCTACCGAGCATACCCTCTGGTGTGCTAATAATACTTTTAGCTAAATTTCTATCATACTTTATTATTTGTGTAACGCCAAGATGACTATTTGCTTTAATAATCATGCTATCTCCTGTAGATGCCCCTAGGTAGCCAGTTGTTGGTGTAGTATCAATTTTAGTTGCGGATTCATTTGCATCCATAAGCACTACGTATGCATTCCAATAAGATACAGCAATTAGGCTGTTTCCGACTTTAGATACAGAGCATTTTCCAGAAGCTGGAGAGCTAATCTCATTTACTGCTAATGATTCATCACACTTGTATATACCTGACATATTAGCAGCATTATTTCTGATTTGTCCCCCAAAGAAATAAGCTTTATTATTTAGAGTAGCACCATACATGTATGACCTTGCACCTAATCCTGAAGCAACTTTAGTAGTGTAATTTAAAGAGTTATCCCAAGCATCAATAACCCTAAAATCTTCATCAGTATTTGTTCCCATAAAGTTAAGTGCATAATTTCCTGCTCTAGCTCCTCCAACACCATACATAGTACCGGCTGTTTTTGATAACGATAAAGTAGTCAAATTTTTATCTAGTGCAGCTGCCTTTGCCATACCGTTAGTAGAAAAAATAATATAATTATCATTATAGCCAGGTGCATTTGTTTCGTACACATACTCTGGAGAAGTATAAGAGCCAATTTTACGCGGGTCACTTGCTGTATAGCATAATCTTGCTTTACCTTCTACTCCAAAGTACATTTTCTTTATTTTCCTCGCTTTACCATCAACGCCAAAATATAATCTTTTAACTTTTCTTACTTTTCCATCTACTCCAAAATATATACCTTTAGCCATTTACACCACCTCTATTCATATACTATATAAATGGCTCCACTGCTTAAGCCTGATCCAACAGCAATGTCACCGGTTCCTGCATTAATATTTCTCAACCTTGATACATTATAGTCAGTTCCTACTGAAGCTGTAACTCCGGTTTGTAATGTTCCCGCTGTGATACTAGCTGCTCCGTGTGTATGCCCCTCATTAGAAATGCTTAGCCATGAACTCCATGTAGTCCCACCCGTTCCATATCTATATCTCATTGAGCTTCCTGAAACAACAGTATACTGAAACGGGTAACCTCCAGATGAGTCACTATAAGGAACAACGGTTATTAATCCTACATAAGTTGCACCTGACAAACCTATGGTGCTACTATTTTTAAATTCAACAACAGTACGTTTAGGATAATTGGTAATGTACCACTCTGGTGTATTGTTTGCAGACCTTGTATCTTTAGCCATTATTACATCTGCAGTACCTCCATTGGCTGGTAAAGAAGTTGGAAAGTCACTTATTTCTGACTTTGTATGGGTATGTCCTACCATAGAAATTTCTTTCCAAGGTGATTGTGTGAAATTTGAAGGACTAGCCTCAGTAGTAGTTCCAGATCTAATATATATAATAGTTGAACTATAAGGAAGTACAATTTGACTTATTGTATCTGAACCTCGTGAAACTATCATTTGCCCATAACTATAACTTGATCCAGGGGCATTGGGGTGAGTAGTATTTAACCTGTAAAAACCACTTTCTAAAATAGTGTTAAGATCTGTTCCACTAGACAGATTAATACTCTTTTCAATAAAAGCAGTAGCTTTCTTACCACCTAAGGAATCTGCATCTCCACCATCGGCAGATATAATATAAAAGCAATCATTTACCTGACTATACCACACTGTAACAGCTTTCCCGACTTTCAAGCTTGGTACTATGTTTGTACTTGGTTTATATAATTTCTTTCCATTAATTGTTGTTGTTGCACCGTTATTATTTGCTGACACTATAAAAGTTTTACTGGCGCCATCTTCTAATATAATACCGCTCAATGTTATGGCTGTCCCTGTTCCGCTTGCCTTTTCAAACCTTGAAGAATTTCCTAACGCAGTATCGATTTTGTCAAAATTCTCATTTAATCCCTCGATACTTATATTGTCATTTCCTTGCTGCTTTTCTAATTTGTAATTTTTTGTATATTCAGCCATTTTTTTCACCTCACTCTCAGTTGTTCCCACGTATAAGCACTTGCTTCATCCCAAGTCATATTAGCAATGTCGTTCCATGTGTTGTAAGTATACTCGAAAGAAAAAGACAAATGTGCTGGTTTTATCTCATTTATAGTTAATGTCAAATCTGCCATATTATCCGGAATCCCTTTTGTACCTACAAATTTAACCTTGAAACTATAATCTTCGGTATTTTCTATAACCTCAACTTCTCCGTTACTATAGCTTTTTGCAACATTTTCAATCATCTGCTTAGTTACAGTACCGGTACCTCTTATTTTTGCCCTGATACGTTCCCGTCTAAATTCATTGGATTTACTTACTTCAACTTGTATTCCATATATTTTTTCATACCGGCTTAATAATGCTGTAGCAGTGTTCACGAAGCACTGATCTATAGCAGTATTGATATTATTTGCAAGATGGTTGATATCAGTACTTAGAATGCCTTGCAATTCTTCCATAGTCTTATTGCCTTTATAGTATTCCGGAAGTAATGTTATTAACTCCATCTTATTCCACCTCCGTTAATGTAACAATGCCCAGAATAGGCATTTCTGTATCCAGCAAAGTTATATTTGCAGTTCCACCATTAACAAGCAGATCAGAGTAATCTGTAACTCCCGCAGTAGATAGTAATAGGCTTCCAATACGTGCGTAGCTGATGGAATAAGTCTTAAATACAATTTCCTTTAGATAAGAGTTTAAAGCCGATGTAAATGCAGCTTTAACTTCATCCATTGTCTTTGACCCATCTAATATAACATTTGCCAGCACATTAATTGTTTTTACTTCAGGACTTTCTACTGTAACTGTGGCTCCTATGGGCCTTACTGCTTCAATATAATTAAATACTTTCGTTGGTAAAGCCGTATCTAAATCCATGTTCTCATCCACTACAATGACTTTTATGGTACCGTTGCCATTCCATAACGGAAATACTTTCGCATCTCCAACTCCCGGTACTTCTAAAGCCCATTTCTTATAGTTATCAGCATTTCCGGATGTGCTAGGGGCCTGTATCTGCATGTAAAATCTGGCTCTTAAGTTATCATCCGACTCTTCGTCCTCTCCTGGGGTTATAATATCCGTCAATGTGGCTGTAACTCCACTTACATTGTCTATATTTTCAAGTTGGCCTGAATAAGTATTGCCTATTGATCCTAATTGCTCACATTTAGCCTTGTAGATGTTTGGAGAGATTAATTCAGAAATCTTGTAGGTTGTATCATTCAATCCCCATCTGGTACCAATTTTAACCTCTCCTGTAGTTCCTACCCGCCTGATTGCATAGGTAGGAGGCTTCCTTGTAATACCATGATCAGCAACAACTCTATCCAAAAATTCTCCTACCGCCGTATCACCACTCACCAAGTCAAGAAAATTATTAAGTTGGTAATATGTTTCTGCTAATTTAAAAGCACATGGAGCGAGAGCATCATAGATTACAGAACCCTCTCTTTTATCTACATCACTTTTAACAAGACTTAACATATCATCCAATATATTTTCAAAGCTCATATCTTCAAACATTATACGCTCACCTCCTTCATAATTGTGGTATTTCCATAAATACTTGTTACATCAAACCTACATAACAAGCTATCTCCGGTAACGGTGCATTGAAAATTGTCTACACCGGTTATTCTTTCATCTTGCAATAAGCATTCCTGAATTCTTCGCTGAAGTTCAATCTGCACATATATAGGATCTTTTCCAATAAGGCTTTCCAATTCTATTCCATAAGCAAAGCTATATATGGGGTATTCATACTTTTCTGTATTCAATACCTTATATATAGCTTGTTGTAATGCTTTTAATTCATCTGTAAAGCCTTGGATATTTATATCAGTTAATCTGTAAGTTTTAGTGGTTTCTATGTCTTCTATAACTTCTAATTCGGCATCAATTATTTCTTCTGGTATCATTTCACCACATCCTCTACTTTGTATTCATATAAGTTGCCATCTCTGGATAATGTGACCGTACTGCCCTTGATGAGAAAATTTTTATCGATTATTTCAATGATATAAAATTCTTTTCCGCCATGATTACGGATTAGCCTAACTTTAACCCCAGTTGAAGTATAGTCCATTAAATTACCTTTGATTAATTCATTTGGAATTACTATTTTTTCACTTATCCTTATTCCGCCATTTTCCACTACTCCTGTCATGACGTTACAAAGTTTGGCATTATTAAGGTAGTTTTGCACGATTGCTTTTATTTCATTTATCATGAAATAGCCACCTCCAAACTCATGGTATGATTTGGCAAAAACTTATGGGTAACGGATTTCACAAATAATGGCTTAAATAATTCAATCCCTTCTATAAGAACATAAAAAGTAGAACCGGCTCGAACAGAGGTGTCACCCAGGCATTCTAAGCTTAAAGATTCAACTTCCTGATTATATAATCCTAAAAGTGCTTTCGCTTTCGCTTTGACCTGTGATATATTTACTTCTTTATCTAGAGATTCAAAATACTGTAAAAGTCCATATTTTTTAATGGAACTATTGCTATCTTCCACTATAAACTGTCCATTCTTGCCTTTATCGCCTTTGACATATATTTTAATTCGATTATAAAACTCATCATCAATTGATTTTTCATAATTAAAATCATAGCAAAGACTATCATCACCTAATATAAGATTCAGCTTTAAATCTTCAAGGTTCCTAAGAGAAATAGCACCAAATTCATCTCGTAAACAAAACTTTTTACCTGTATTCATTAAAGTTTCACTTATGCCGTCATAGACAATATCCAGCCATGTCTTCCCATCTTGCACCCCTGTAGCCAACACATATTTTGTATCCGTTAGTGTGCCAGCTCTTAATCCAAAATAATTACACATTCTTTTCGTTAATGTGGTAGCCGTATCTTTTAGCACAACAATTTCATCCTTGGCTTTACAGTATCTTAACTGATCGTATGAAGTGACTGCTATTTCTTTATCTTTTGTGTGCCTATGACTAAATGCGATTCCAGAAAATATATTTTTATTATCATATTTAAAACGAACAGAACTGCCATTTTCTATTGTCAATTTATCATCAATATAAGAAAATTCAAGCTTGCTGCATCCATCATTCAGCTTGTCTGTATATGATATGGATGTTACAAGCTCGCTTATTTCGTACATTTTATCATTTACATTAACCAACAATTCAACCTTTATACCTCTCAACTCCTCTCAATAGAACGGAGCCTTCTCTGCTGCTTTCTCCGTTTTCATTATCGGCAGTGGTGTGGAATATTTGTTATATTAGCTTTCTTCCGGAATTTTAAGTTTCCATCCTACCTTTAACATGTTTGGATTCTTAATAATATTTTTATTAGCGTTGTATATTATATTGTTTTTTGCTCCATTACCATAATATTTTTTTGCTATTGCCCAAAGTGATTCTCCCTGCCTTACTATATGATATCCGTTTGATTTAGGATTTGATGTTTCATTACCCTTTACTTTTTTCTTTTTCGCTACCGTTTTACCGGATTCATTGGTTTCAAATGTTACGTTATCAGGAGTTTTCTTACTATACGGTATATATTCCAGCAATTTGAATCCTACGTATTTATCTCCTTCTTCTCCGGCTTTTTCTGTAATGGTTAATTCTTCAATTAAAACAAGAGAGTTTATACATTTGTTTAGATCAATTTCTTCTTTATCAACTATTTCATTATCATTATTATCCGTAAATCTTCCGGCAATAAAGCGTACGGGTATAAGCTTTCTCTGTAACCGGCTGAAAAAGTCTATATAAAAGTCTGAACCATGAAACTCATTTGGCGTTTCAATATAGTGAGGGCGATATTTTTTACTGTACTTTGGAAATTCTGTTTCAAATGAATATTCCCGCAATTCTAAATGTGTGGGAACTGCAATCTGACCAAGACTTAGAATTTCATATTTTTTAACTGCCTGGCTGCTGGATATTTCAATTTCTTCTGGATTTACCGGAATCCTGTATGTTTTTTTATTATATTCAAAAAACACTGCATAATCTCTCATTAATAAGCCCCCTCTGCTGCCGTTGCAATTTCTTCCTGGAGTATCATTTTTATTCTTCCCGCTACTTTATCAGCGTCTGCTTCCTGATGTACATCACCGAAAGATATAGCTACATTTGGTGCCAGGGTATTCGTACTGAATTTATTAATATAATCCCTCTCTGCTATATCCCTAAGGTATTTTATGTCCTCATTTTCCATGTTTACTTCAACAGAATTATTTTCAGCGGTTCCATTTACAGTAATTGGATCCATTTTAAAATCATCGGGGAAAAAAACTTTATCTTTGTCTATATCCATATCCAATTTCTCTCCAGACACTTTATCTAACATATCTTCCATCTGCTTTATCTTATTAGCACCCCAATCCGCCCCGGATTGATAGGCCTCAGGCAACCATCCATCCTGGAATGTATCAAATGTAGAATATCCTTTATTGAAAGCGTCTGAAATACTGGCGTATTCTTTTTTATTCCCAGCTGCTTCTGCAGCTTTTGCAGCATAATCGTCTGCGGCAGATGTGACTCCGGAATAATCAAACTTTACGAATGGTAATTTGTTTAATTCCTCAGCGATTTTTCCTATCACTGTCAAGGCAGTAGAAAGCATACCATACCACCAGGATTGCACGGAACAAATTGCATTATGGAATGCGGCTTCTATGTTTGTTCCAAGAGCTCCAATTGCACTGCCTATTCCGAGTGCAATATTGGCAACTTCAAGACCTAAATTTTTGAAAAACTGGATTACAACATTTATACTTCCGGTAATTGCAGAAAATACATCTGTTGCAGTAACTCCTGCATCTGTTAAAGCATAAATAATTAGTGCAATAGTTGCTATCATCATAATCATAGGTGCATTAGCCGCAATCCAACCTGCAGCTATCTTTAAGCCACTAATTAATCCAGCCATACCTACCTTTATAAATCCTGGTAGTAGGGTCACAGCCAAGTAAAGTCCTATAGCCGTAAGAATCGACTGTATCAACGGCCAATTTGCAACAATAAAATCAATTATTCCGCTAACGGCCGATGATAAGAAATTTATCCCAATAATAATGCTGTCCACTATATCTTTAAATGCGGCACTATTAATTAATTCACTAACAGCTCCAATAATTGGCTGAATTGCTTTTAAAGCCGCGTTCTTTATGCGGCTCCATATTTCTGCAAATGTAACGTCCATAGAATCAAACTGTTCATTTATTTGATCGCTTGCTATAAACATAGCATCTTTTATAATGTCAGCCGTCATAAGACCAGCAGATGCTAAGTTATTAAGCTCTTCCTCTGACTTTCCTGTGGCTGTAATAAGAGCGTCCATAATTGTAGGGACCTTATCCGTGATTGAATTAAAATCACCACTAGTTAATGTACCGTTGCCCATTGTTTGCGCTACTTGCCCCATAGCGTTGCTTTGTTCTGCTCCACTTAAGCCACTTACTTTCATTGATTTTTGAAGCAATTCAGTAAAAGCTATTGCTTCGTCATTGGTCTTAAATACATCCTTTGCATTCGATCCGAGTGTAGACACCGTACTTGCCATATCTGAATAAGAACCACTTGAGCGATCGGCAGCTTGAAATATCTTATCTTGCAATTCAGATTGTGTCTGTAGTCCATCATTGACTAATTCCAGCCTGGAATTTATATTTATAAATTCATCCGCTATTTCCATACCTTTAATAGCAGCTTTAATTAAATTTGCAGCATTTAAGTATTTACTAAGTTTGCCGCTAGCTTTCTCTGCACTTGCTCCTGTAGCTTGAAGTTTATCATTAAATTCACCTGTACCTTCGCTTGCATCCGTCAATTTTTTTGTAACTTCATCCGTACCTTCGCTTGCATCCATTATTTTTTTTGTAAATTCATCTGTGCCTTCACTTACATCTGTTATTTTTTTTGTAAATTCATCCGTGCCTTCGCTTATGTCCGTTATTTTTTTTGTAAATTCATCTGCGCCTTCGCTTACATCTATTATTTTTTCTGTAAGTTCATTTATGCCTTCACTTATATCCGTTATTTTTTTTGTAAATTCATCTGCACTTTCGTTTACATCCGTCATTTTTTTTGTAAATGCATCTGTACCTTCGCTTGCATCCGTTATTTTTTTTGTAAATTCATCTGTACCTTCGCTTGCATCCGTTATTTTTTTTGTAAATTCATCTATTCCTTCGCTTACATTTATTATTTTTTCTGTAAGTTCATCTGTGCCTTCGCTTAAACTGATTATTTTAGTTGTAAGTTCATCTGTGCCTTCGCTTACATTTACTACTTTAGTTGTAAATTCATTTGTGCTTTCGCTTAAATTTACTACTCTAGTTGTAAATGCATTTGTGCTTTCGCTTACATCCGTCATTTTTTTTGTAAATTCATCTGCTTTAATATTGAATTCACTAAAGATAGCTAAATAATTATTCATTGTTACAAACATCTCATCTAATGTGGCCATTATCTTCCCCCCTTCGATTTTATTTTAGAGGCTTGATTCTTTTCTTGTTCAACCCGAACCAATATACTGCCATAGGTAAATACCCTTTCCTGATACCCCATAGGTTCGTTTGCTGAACATAACCCCAGTAAAACTCCCGCTCGAATTTTTAATTTCTGTAATGCAAAGTGAGCCAAATTTGCCTCCGGATCACCTTGCATTATTAGTTTTTTGCTTCTTCAATATCATTATTAATATCTTTATCCAAACCGCTTAATTCTTGTACTGCAATTGCTAATTCAGCATATTCACCTACGTATAGCATTTTTTGTAATAAACTAGATTCACCTAACACACCATATGCATTTTGTAACTCTGCATTTTTCAGGTCAGGAAAAACAACTGCACTGGCAGTTAAGGCCTGTACATATTCGGCTCTGTCAAAGACTTCTGTACCTTTTTTATCTTTTTTTGTATATTTTTTGATTAGTAATTTATTTTCTTCCTGGGTAATGGGTCTTATAATAAAAGGAACCACTTTATCGTTTTCTTTAAATCGATTGGATACAATAACTTCTTTGTTTTCTACTTGTACTGGGTTTAAAAATGCTTTTAATGATTTCATATTATTTTCCTCCTTGAAAAGGGAGCCGAAGCTCCCATATTATCTAAAATTTGCAGGTGACTGAAAGAACGCTAAACCGGTCAGATCATCAAATATAAATTTCAATTATAATTGGGTCATAGACTGGTTAGTTATTGTAATTTCCAGGTAATCTAAAGAACTCTAAACCAGTTAAATCGTCAAATGTAAATTCCGTTTCAATTGTAATTGGATCATCAGACTGGTCGTCCAGCGTAGCAACTGGAATTGTCTTAAATAAAACATTCATTATTTTTACTTCTTGTTTCCCAACGGTAGATTGTGCATCTTCATTTACAACACCAAGCGTTATACCACTATACCTACCTTTTTGTATGTAAGCTATGGCTAAATTAAGCATCTCCGAATTCATAAAATACATTGTCATAGAACCGGTACCAGTTGCTCCAATTACTTTATGCTGCGTCATGCGGTGCCCCAGCATCTGGCGCTCTTGAACCTTTAATTCTAATTGTGCCTTAAGACTGGAGATTTCAAAAAGTTCTCTACGCTGTCCATCTACGATAATATACGCCCTACCCTCTTTTGCGGATATAGTATCACTTAATCTTACATAATTATCTGCCATGATCTAGTTCCCCTTTCTTATGCTAAATTCACTGAGATATAAATCTTCTCAATGCTGTCCACAGGTTGAATGTAGCAATCAATAACCACTGCGTCAGAATTTGTTCCGGATGCAACTGTTACATCCTCCGGTGTGAAATTCTGAATCGCTCCCATTCTTTGCAATTCGTTGAAATACTCAATTAATGTTGCTCTTAAGAATGATCTGCCGTCTGCGTTGTTATTTACTTTTCCCACGTAATTAGATTCGAATATTTCTGAAACATCCTTATGGATTCCATCAATGGTACGAACAACACGATTCTTCTTGAATATTTCACCCTTTTCAACTGTTTTGGTAGTTAATGAGTTAATATCATATACCGCAGTAACATTCTGGGCAGCATCCACTTTAAAGATAAATTCACCGGCAGTAATGGCCGCTTCCTGCTCCGTTTTTGTCATACGAGGAACAACATCAATGGCGCCATCATATTTTCTTCCGGTGTTGGATTGATTAATGTTTGCACCGGCACTAATACCGCCTACCCATGCAGTACACTGCTGTGGAGTTAATGTGATTCCCTCTGCTAATTCCACACCCTGTGTAACATTAATAATGGATTCACCATCACCTGCATAGTTAGCCATAACAGCTTGAATTTTTACACCCTCTTCTGAGCGCATCGTATTAATCCATGTTTTAATTGCAGCCTTATTCCCTTCATAAGCAGTACCATCATAAGGATAAACCAGTACATTGAATACTACCGTCTTTAAAGCATCTAGCGCAGAGCTAATTGTATCGGCAGTATGTTCCGTACCAAGATTATATAGGATTACTGTCTTTGCTCCTTTTAATGCTTCCTTGACAAGCAGCTTGTCCTCAGCCGGCATATCAGACGGATATTTTGATTGATCTAATGCAGAGATAACATACATTTCACCTGCTGCACCTTTACTGATTTCCTGTAGCAATACCACAATTCCTCTATCACCGGGAGTAATAGAGAGAGGCGCGTTTGTACGGAAATTTAAATACGCACCAGGTAAAACTTTATTTTGATTATTCCATGTTCCTGCCATTATTCACCCTTCTTTCTTAAATATTTGTATTTGTTGTTTGAGATTTCATTTGTGCTTCCATTTCTACTTTCATTTCCGAGTATTTAATATCAAATGTAAAATGCAGAACATTATCTACAAACTCTGATTTCTTGTTTATAGCTCTGAATGTTCCCATTAAATCAAACTCACGAAACAGATTTTCTTGTACTGTTTGGGAATCCAGCTTAGTCTCTGCAGTTGGTTTATCCGAGTAGTAAGAAATATCAAATCTGATTCTTCCTGTGTACTTTGAATTTATTCGTTTTTTATACTCCTGTTCTATTAGGAAAATTATAAAAGCAGGTTTGGTAAGGCTCTGTGGAACATCATCCATGTATATTGGGTATGTTGGGTATAGTTCTTGGAGTTTATTGACTATGGCTTGTTTCATTTCACTTATCATGCTCTTTTTCACCCTCTCTACGTTTCCTCTTTTATAATTTTCATATTACGAAAAGAGGTTGTTCCATTTTTTAATTCATAATTAATTATGGTTTATGCTTTTACGGATAAACAAATCCACAACTTGCCAAAGTTTTAAGGATTACTAATTCATCGCTTCTTCTAAACATCGGATATCATTAAATTTCAGACTCTAAACCTTAACCTTTACAGCTAAATTAAAATGTTCTATGCTCCAGGGATTCTTTATCCCCTCCGGGCTTTTTTCTTGACAATTGAGTTCCTTATCTTTCATGTCAATAAATAAATCATTATACTGTTTTTTTAGCATAGTAAGTTGTTCATCAATACCGGATACTGTTTCATCTTCATTAACAACTAATACTGATTTATCAAACTTATCCAATAATAAATCTGAATACTTAACATTCATCAGCTTAGATTGGATTGCAGAAGTAATAGTCATATCTTTAATTTTAGCCTCGTAGGATTTCTTTGCAGACTCATACTCTTGTTGAAGCTTCTTTATAATCTTTTCCGCTTCTTCACAACCTTTGATTTTTTCTTCAAAGCTTATAAGCTGCTCATTTTTATTCTTAATCAGCTTTTCAAGGTCTTTTCTAGAGTCGTTTACTTCATCAAAGCGTTTTTTTGGTATGTAACCTTTTAAATCTTTTGCATAAATGTCCATGACTTCGCTTACCTGTTCCTCTGTTAAACCTAATGCAATTAAATTTTCTTTTTTCAATTTTATTCCCCTTTCAAATTCATTTTTTACCCGGTTCAGTCCGGTCCTATTTGTCTTTACAGTTAGCGTCCGAAGTACCAAAGTGACGATATGAAAAGGCACCCTGTCAAACAGACAGAATGCCTTTATGAATGGAAATATAAAGTATTAAAAGTGCCAAGCTCTGAGGAAGAATATAATATTTGCTAAGCTTTGGCATTTAATAACTTCCAGGTGGCTCTCACCTACACCTTTCCATAATACAATTTTAACAGGTAATATTATGCTATTTATGCAATATGGTAAGGTCCCAATCTCTCAGAAAAAATGATTAAATTCTAATCTTTTACACCAAATAAATACCAGGTGATTCACCCACAACTTTCCATAATACAATTTTAACACATAATATTATGCTATTTATGCAATGTGGTAAAGTCCCAATTTCATTGAAAGAATATAATAATTCTAAGCTTTGGCATCAAATAAATACCAGGTGATCCTAACCCACAACTTTCCATAATACAATTTTAATACATAATATTATGCTGTTTATGCAATATGGTAAAAGCTCCAATCTCTTAGAATGAATATAGGATTGCTAGTTTTGACACCAAAACTTCCCGCGACTCTCACCCACAGCTTTCCATAATACAATTTTAACACACAATATTATGCTGTTTATGCAATGTGGTAAAAGCTCCAATCTCTTAGAATGAATATAGGATTGCTTTTGACACCAAATAACTTCCTGGCGACTCTCACCCACAGCTTTCCATAATACAATTTTAACACATAATATTATGCTGTTTATGCAATGTGGTAAAGTCCTCTTTATATAGCTATGATTTCATATAATCCCTTATAAATATTTAATATAAAACTCTCAAATTAGTCATTTTCTTTTCGTAAGTATTGCTTAATCTTCCTTGATACAACACTTTGATCGTATCCGGTTCTGTTAGCAATCTGCAATTGGCTTAGTTCATCAATAAAATACATTCTAAATATAGTTCTTGTAGTACTATCGTTAATCCCAAATATGTAATTTTCAATCTCCATTTGTTTTTTAAGTAACTCATCCTTTTGTGCTTCTCTTTGTCTTAGAAGCTTCACAAGCAGCTCCTGACGCCTGCTTGCATCTTCGGGATCTATTCCATTAATATGAAAGTTTTTTGTATTGTATGGGAAGTTTTTGCTAGAACCTTTAACAATACCGAGATGTACTACTTCTCCTTCTTTTGTTTCTCTTATTCTTCTATTTAGGTCAGCAATTTCCTTTTTAATCGCTTTGTATTGATTTAAATCTTTCTCTGTCAAGATATCACTCCTTCGTTAATTGTTGTAACTACTGAAATATTCATTTCATACTGCATATTCAAAAGTTATGCAGCTTACAGTGCATAATCTTTAAAATAATTTAACGTTTAGTTCAATCCATTTGCGTTTTTAACCCGCACCTGTTTTTATATTCTTTTTCAATAACATTACAGATTTCCAAAAGAATCTTTTCGCACAACTTAAAAGGGAGCCGCCTTAGTAAGTCATGACATGCTTTAACTAAGCTCTGAAAATCCTGATCTGATTTAGCATTTTTATATTTGTCATATATCATATAGGTATATTTAAAAATTAGTCTTATTTGTTCAGGTGTTGGAATATTTTCCTTAGTATCCGCCATATTTCCCTCCTTGCAGTTCCAGAAGTTCTCAAGGTTCCCATAATCTTTTATATAATTGGGAACCGATTAACTACCTGTTTCTATTGGTTTTAGTAACAACGGTTCCCAAAGTTCCTGCATTTTTTTCCACGTACAAAAAGCAAGACATATACAGTACTTATTTTTAAGTGAATTTCTTTATATCCTTTTTCTCGGGAACTGTTATTTTAGGGAACCATATCGTTAAACTATTGCATTTACTACATTTCTTTGGTTCCCGCTTCTTTATTTTAATGGGAACTTATGGGGCTCAATGGTCGAGCTGTAGCTCTTATTTTCTATTTTCAAGTTACCTGGTTTCTTTTATACAAACACACCACTTTTTACTTCCATTTATGCTTACTCTTTTGTACTCTCTATCTTCTGATGTTTCTGTATAACTTCTCTGTTTCATCCATGATGCTATTGCTTTTGGATCATACCCGCCTTCATTACAGATCTTTTCATATATGCTTTTAATAATATTGATTTTTCCACCGGATACAGTTCCCCAATATTCGCTTATTGGAGCTTTACCCGGCTCAAAAAACTTATACTGATTTACCGCCAGCATATCTTTCAGGTACTCATACCCTCTTGCACATACATCAACGGATTCCTTGCTATGAAGATATTGCTCTATATCTTCAACCTTTAACGGGTTATCATCTGTGAATATCCATTTAGTGGCTAAAGTATCAGCGGTTAAAATCATAGCTGCGGCCATTGTTTGTTTTTCAGTGGAATCCCCCCTTAATGAATCATAGAATTCCTTATATAACTTCATTGCCATAGATTTAGCAAAATCATTATTTAAAAGTAAAACAAAGGCTTTACCGGCATGTCCATAATTTCTGCGCACTATATCAGCAACCTCAGGAGCATTATGAAACAATTTTGTTTTACATTCCATTTCAATAATTCTATTTACTGCACCTCCACCACTTGAATTATTAGTGATAGGTGATTCTCCTGATGTTAATGTACAGTTTTTCCATGTTGGGGTATCCTGCAATCCACCTGTCTTTTTACCTCTTAATCTGCCAATTCCCTCACATATCATGTAGACAGTATTTTCAAACATTTTCTTATCTTTAACCAGCTGGAATTCATCCATAATAAGGGGCAAGTTATTTAAAAATCCCTCTAAAAGTTCTATACCAACCTGAGTACCATTAAACGTCTGTATAAAACCATCTTCACCTGGATTTGCCCAAACGGAAGAAGCCAGGAAAAGTGAAAGGGTTTTACCGGTTTCAGTACTTCCCCAAAGATGGACCATAAAATTAAGCTTACCTAAAACTTTTACAAGAACACTTGCAAAACTTGCAGCAAGTACAATCCTGGCCGGAGAGTTAGTTGCCCTTACATCTCTTGCAACCTTTAACCATTCATCAAAGCTGCCTTTGGTCTTTATAGCGTTAAATATTTTTTTAAAATTATTTTCTCCGTCAAAAATCAAGTCCTTTATATATGGGCTGAATCCATCATTAATCCATCCCAATCTGCCTACTGAACTTTTTTGGGGAATAATATCATAGTTAAGGTTTTCAATGTCGTGGATATACCGTACCAGGTATCTGGAATTCTCAGAAGTAACAGCTACCCCATTATTAGCTAGATCTAATATATTATTAGCACTGGCTAATGTTCTTCTGTCATATATTTCTTTTCTCCAGGTATTCCCTTTCCGAAAAGCTATCTTTAATTTTTCAATCCCGGTATCAATATTAACAAGCCTCTCAACAGGCATTATGGGATGAACACAAGCTATATCTTCACCGTTTCGATCATTGCACCTGCGGACTCCAAAATCATCAGCAATCCACTCACCAGTCTTAAGTTCCATTTCTTGTCCTTCGAATTTTGTAATATTATCTATAACTACACCTTTGTCAGCCCGTTCTTCTGTAAATGCTTTAAACATTCTGCCAAAACCCTTAAATCCTACGTCAGAGGCATTTTCTGATAGTGTGGTAAATATTTGATTATACTTAAATCTGTTGTTGCGGAGTTGAAACAATAACCTATAGGGCTCTTCTGTGTTAAACTCTGCTTTTGTAAAATATTTAACCGAAATATTCTCCATATCTTAATAACACCTCCTCGCGCCCTTCTTCTGTCCATTATTTAGTATTTCCAGCCGGTAGTTATCTTTTTACTCATATATCTTCATCTGATAATGAAATAAAATTATAGCATCCGCTTATACATTGATTGATCTGATCCTAACTGTATTTTTCTAATCGGATACACTGATACCCACTGCCATCTTGTTTTCCTTCTGATTCCGTGCTATAATGGTCTTGTAATAATTTGTTATGTGCTCACTTTGGAATGGCGGTTCCGGTGAGCTTTTTTTCTCTCTACTGAATGAAACAACTTGTCCATTTCTTAAAACTGTAACTCTGTTCTTCTTTTCGTACATGTCCAAACAATCCTGGATTGTAATTACTTCATTGTTCAAACCTTTTTCCCTCCTTCATACAGACTAAGTAGTTTTTTCTTTTTTAACCGGTACATAACCTATAGCTCTTAAAGCTCTTTCATTTAATGATATACCAATTTCATTTTGCTTTTCACTTGACAGTGACTCCCATAATTGATAATCACCGTTAATTTTTACAAAGGTTCTTATAGTTAGCTCTTTCAAAAATAACCACCCCTTTATAAGTTATGTATTACTGCCTGTACTTGTTGCTATTCTTTTCATATGTGTATTTCATATGCATAACTTATCTTGGAATTACAGTTCCAGTGATTCCCTTGTTACCTAAATACTTTAAAAACTTAGTTATGGGTTTCTCCATTGATTTTGGAGAATTACATCTTCTATCCCACTCTCCTTTCTTGCGTTTACGTAACTTTTTCAGCAAAAAAAATTTTCATTGGGTCTTCAAAATTTAAAAAATCACACAACTTCTGAATTTCTTCTCTATAGAAATCACTTTCTCCATTCATCTTTCTATAAAGGGTAGCTGGATTAATCCCCAGGAAATCAGCTACCTCCTGAATTGTTTTCCCCCTTTCTTTGATTTTTCCTAAGAATTTTAGTTTATCAAACATTAGCCGTCTCCTTTCTTACGTTTACGCAACTTATGTTACCACCTCTAATTTTATATGTCAATACATAAACGCAAAATATTTTTTACTTTTACGCAAAAATTACTATTGCATATTGGTAAAAAATATGTTATTTTAATATTAATCAAGAAAGGTTGATGAAAAGTGGAATTTAAAGATAAGATAAAAAATCGGCGTTTGGAATTAAATATGACTATGGATGAATTAGCAAAAATAGTTGGAGTTAGTACACCAACTATACAAAGATATGAAAGCGGGGAGATCAAAAATGTAAGGCGGGATAAAATTAAGTTGTTAGCTGACGCCTTACAATGTTCTCCCTCATATCTAATGGGATGGGATGAAAAGCCCTGGGAGCAACCTCAGCTTTCCAAATCTGAGGAAGCACACCTATATAAATACCGTTCCATTGATAACAAAGGTAAACATACCGTAGATACTGTTTTAGAGATGGAGTATAACCGTTGTAACAAACCTCACCTGGTTGTAAATGCAGCTCATGCCATAGAAGGCGCAACAGAAGAAGAATTACAGCATGATAATGATATCATGAATGACGATAATTTCTAATTTTATTGGAGGGTGATGTTATATATGACATATGATGAACTGCTTGAAGAGGCATCCAATTATGGACTGATCGTAAAAGAAAAGCCTCTTCAGGGGAATAAGGGTAGAATTTTTGACAAAAAGATTGCAATTAAAAAAGATGTGCCTACATTAAAAGAAAAAGCTTGTATCCTTGCAGAGGAACTTGGACATTATCATACTACTGTGGGAAACATTATAGATTTACAGAATGTGAGAAATAAGAAGCAAGAATTAAGAGCAAGGTTATGGGCATATAATAACCAAATAGGGCTAACCGGAATAATCAGAGCCTATGAATATGGCTGCCATAATTTATATAGTATGGCTGATTACTTAGATGTTACAGAAGAGTTTTTACATGATGCTATTAAATATTATAGGGGTAAATATGGGGAATATACTGCAGTTGATAATTACATAATTTATTTTGAACCCTATCTCGGAGTTATGAAACTAATATAATAGATGTGAGTTTTGGTGAAAATAGTTTACGCTATACGATACTAAAATATATGCTCTGGTTCTCAAACCAGGGCATTTTTATGTCCTTTTCTCAATATAATGAAAAAAGGAGTTGATAATATGCAAACAGCATCTGCCAGGATAGCCGCCTTATATATCCGGGTAAGTACCGATAAGCAGGAAGAACTTTCTCCCGATGCTCAAAAACGTCTATTACTGGATTACGCAGAAAAAAACAATATGATTGTATCAGAACAATATATTTTCATCGAAAACGGTATATCCGGAAAAAAAGCGGACAAACGTCCACAATTTCAAAAGATGATTGGACTGGCTAAACAAAAAGATCATCCTTTCCATGTGATACTGGTTTGGAAATATTCTCGTTTTGCCAGGAATCAAGAAGAAAGTATCGTTTATAAATCCTTATTGAAGAAGAATGGTGTGGATGTTATCAGTATTTCAGAGCCATTAGTGGATGGCCCTTTTGGTTCACTTATAGAAAGAATCATAGAATGGATGGATGAATACTATTCCATCCGGCTATCCGGTGAAGTATACAGAGGTATGACGGAAAAAGCCCTCAGAGGAGGTTATCAGGCAAGTCCGCCCATTGGTTATAGGATTGAGCATCACGGAGCCATTCCAGTAATTGTTTCTGAGGAAGCGGAGATTGTAAAAACTATTTTTAATAAATACGTTTATGAAGGACTTACTTCCTTTCAACTGGCAAAATATTTGAATGCTCTGAACTTAAAAACAAAGCAAGGCAAAAAATTTGAACGCAGATCTGTTGAATATATTATTCAAAATCCCATATATAAGGGTTATATCAGATGGAACCGGGTTCATAATGATTCCAGAACAGTGAAAGATGAATCTGAGTGGATTATAGAAAAAGGAGAACAGGAACCAATAATTTCTGAAGAACTGTTTGAAAAAGCCCAGGAACGTTTCAATAGAGAATACGCTCCTTTAAGTAAATCACGTCCTGTTACGGAGTATAAGCATTGGTTATCGGGATTAATTAAATGCGTCCATTGCGGCAGGACCATGACCTCTTCCACCACAACCCGTTCAAAATACAGACAATTTATATGTAATGGCTATAATAAAGGCAAATGCCCCATAAGCAACAGCGTATCGGAAAATATTCTTATCCCCTATATTATGAAAAGCCTTGAAGAGATCATAGCTTCAGAACAAGTAGAATATGAAATAATCAAACATGAGTATAAGTCCGATACAACATTATTAGAGCAGCAATTAAATAAAATTTTATCTAAAGAAAAAAGAGTAAAAAATGCTTATGTAAACGGAATAGATACCTTGGAAGAATATAAACGTAACAAAGAAATGCTGCTAAAAGAAAAGGAAGATGTTATGAAACAGATTAACCAACTGAAAAATGATATAGATAAGGATCATACATCAGAAATGGTTCAAAGAATCAAAGAAGTTTATCAAATTATAACCGACGATAAAATAGATAACATCACTAAGAATAAAGCCATGAAATCTATAATAGAGAAAATAGTTTACAATAAAAGAGAAGGAATTATCGACTTTTATTATTACTACAGTTAA